ACTCGAACAGTCGGCGGACCCAAGGCTCAGCGTCGGACCGCGCGAACATGACCAGGCCAAACACCCCCACCCCCTCGGCGTTGAGTTCGGCACGCTTCTCTCGCATCGACCGGCCGGTGGTCAGCACGTCGTCGACGATCAGCGTGGCTCGCGCGTCGGGGTCGCAGTAGCGCTCCATGGCCCGGGCGAGGCGCAGGCCGCCGTCCGGGATGCCCACGACCTCACGAAAGGTTATCAAGGAGCGGCGCAGACGGTCGTAGGCAACCAGCGCCAGGGTGTCGACGTCGTCGTCGCCCAGGGCGTCGCAGTCAATCTTCCAAAAGGACGGCCCGCCCGAGTGCATGGTGAAGTTCTGGGTGACGAACAGCGACATCAGTTCGCTCAAACGAGTTGGAGAAGCGCTCAACGAAGGCCACGAGCGCGGGGTCCGCCGCCAGCTGCCTGTCGGTCAGCGTCCGCCTGTTACCGACGACGACGAACGGGACCGCGATGTTCACGTACTTAGGCAACGTCTACCCCAACACCACGAGGCAAGCTGCCTCCTCTCGAACCTTCACCAACACAGCCCGCCCCGCGTCGGTCAGCGATATCCGCTCATAACCCGGCACAGAATGAGGGAGGGACACGTAGGCGAGCCCCTGCTCAATGAGAGCGTTTAGCGACGCCCCTCCACACTCGCCCTTCGCACTGGAGTCTTCCTTGCTCAGCCACTCAAGCAGCAGGCGTGCGTCCTTCGTCAGTTCGATCACGAACTAGTCCTCCACCCTCAGTTGGTCGTCGGTCACGCGCTCCACACCCAGCTTGTCCTGCAGGCGCTTGAGCTCGGCGAGCTCGCGCCTGTGCGTGGCGTCCCACTCGTCCATGGCGCGCAGCACGTCCTCGACGCTGGAGTCGAGCTCCAGCAGGCCGGCGTGGTCGGGCGCAAACCGCACGTGCTCCGGCAGCTTGTTGAACCGGCGCCTGGCCGGCACGACGGGCGGGTCGTAGCCGTCGTCCACGTAGCAGTCAATCCAGTCGCGCGACGTGTCCTCGCTGGTGAACTCCCAGCCGTGCTCGATCTTCACGATGTTGTGGTTGAGCCAGCGCGCGTCCGCCTCGCTGATCTTGAAGTACGCGGGCCACGCCGGTCGCTTGTCGAGGATCTTGGTCATGTCAGTACCAGAACTTCATGCCAGCGACCTCAGTGCGGTAGAAGGCCCACACGTGGCGGCGCCTGCGCAATTCGACTACTCGCCTACGAGCACTTCTCTCTGTCCCGCACGTGCGCTCGTAGACCGCGATGCCCGTGATGTAGTGGGAGAACACGTAGTAGTGGGTCTCCATCAGAACGGCCCCGGCGCCACCTGGAAGCAGGGGACGCCCTCCTCGCGCCACATCGCGACGACGCTGTCGCGGTCGTCGTACACCAGGTCGGGGGGCACGCCGGCCGCCCGCGCCTCGTTCAGCCAGGCGCGCTTGAGCTCGACGTCCGGCTGGTGGTCGCCGGCCCGGCGCATGCGCCGCAGGTAGTAGGACGAGATCCCGAAGCGCGCAAGCCACCGCCCAGTCTCGTCGCGCACCTGATCGCTGCGGCCCGACCATATCTCGACCACATGCTGCGCGCGAACGAGCGCAGCGAAGGTGGCCATCACCGGCCGGCAGGGCTGGTCGTCGACGCAGGCGGCGAAGAAGGCGTCGTAGTCCTTCTTCCGGCCAAAGTCGCCTCGGATGTGATGCACACGGTGCTCGTTCAGTGCCAAGGTGCCGTCGAGGTCGAATACGACGATCATGATTCAGTCCCCCAGACAGCAAGACGACAGTAGGTGCCCCACCCAGTGCGCCGCACCCAGCACTTCTTACAGAGGTGGGTGATCCGATTGTGTAGGAACTTCCTGCTGGGCACGCGCACCCCCAGATGTTCCAGCCGATTGATCAGCCGTTCGAACGACCAGTGACCACGACCCTCCTGCGGCAGCTCACGCAACACAGGCTTGTTCATCATGGCGCGCGCCTCCGCTTGTTCGTGCCGCGAGGCTTGACGCCGTCGCCGCGCCAGCCCTTGGTGGGGTGAAGGTAGGGGCCAGAGTGGGGGTAAATCCCACCGAGGCGCCTGCGCCTCGTCATCCTTACCCGCGCCACCATCTCACCCTCCCCTGGGCCGCGCGGCCCTCTGCCGTGGTGGCCCGCAGGCCGTAGGTCTTCCAACCGCGCCGCTCAACCAGGTTGTTGTCCCGCAGGTGCTGAACGCGGTTGTGCACGAACTTGCGCCCGGGGACCCGGAGGCCAGCGTACTCGAGGCGGCTGATTAGCCGGTCGAGGGAGCACGCGCCGGCACCGGCGAGCTCCCGCAGGATGGCCTCGTAGTAGGGCGCGTAGATAACTGGCGTGGGCACCCCGTCGTCCTCCGCTGATTGGCGCACGCCAACTACATACGCTGGGCAGTCAGTCGCTCCTGCGCAGCCGCACCCGTGGCACGCCTCGCCGCCCCTTCTCCGTGCCCTCCGCTTCTTCCTCGGGGTCGTCCTCGATCTCCTCGTCCACGGGGGGCTGGTTGGTCTTCTTGGCCGCGCGCCAGGCCACCTTTGGTTCTGAGCGCTCTGGGGGCCACTCGGTTATGGAAGCAGAGGGCTTCAACCCTCTCGGCAGAGCTTTCTTACCGATGGGCTTGTTAGTTATCTGGTGCTGAGCGAAGCGCGTGGCCTCAGCCTTAGTTAACTCGACGCCAAAGTACTCATCAAACTCTACTGTGGTTTCAACTATCTTACCGTCTTTGATGCCCCAGGAGTGTTGGTACCAATAGCCACCAGAACCTCGCGCGTACCCTGTCGCTATGGTGTCCACCTTACCCTTGTCGTAGAGTTTGGCCGAATTGGGATGGCAAGCATGTTTCTTACCCTTTTGGGCCGACCAGCCATCCTTGGACATCATCTGCCCGCGATCGGCCAAAATGTCGAGATCGGGGTCCTGCCCAAGCTGCCGCGTCAGGGGCTCCACTTGCTCAGGGGCTATGGTACCCATCTTGGACATGACACCAGAGGCGCCCCCACCAACGCTGCCAAACTGCCCACCGGCCGGCGACCCCGCCGGCACACGGGGCTGCTCACCTTTTTCAACATCGTCACCATCATCGTCGCTGTCCCCAAGCTCGAGGTCGTCCTCGATCTCCTCGTCACTCGGCGACGCGGTGGGGAGCCCGGCCATCTCGACCGGCACGGGGTCGGACGCCGACACGCCCATCAGCTCGCGCACGTCGTCGATCACGGGGTCGACGGGGGACAGGGTGGCGCCGGCCGTCGCCATGTCCTTGAGCACGCGGGCCACGGCCTCGGCGTCCTTGAACTCCACGCCCTCGGGCTCGAATGACGGCTTGAGCTCGTCCGGGAAGCCGTTCAGTAGCCACAGCGGGCCGATGACGTCCTTCTCCGCCGCCTCCTTGATGTCCATCAGCACCGCGTTGGCCACGAGGTACAGGTTGCGCGACTTGTCCTCGGACAGGGCACGGTTGCCAGAGGACTCGCCCATCATGAGGTGCTCGGCCGCCAGTATGCGGGCCATCTCGTGCTGGGTGCGCGTGATGGCCGCGCCCAGGTGCTCCACGCCGTTGGAGCTGCCCTGCAGTAGCTCGATGCCCCACTGCATGACGGAGGCGATCTTGCGACCGTCCGCCGCCTCCGACTCGTAGGGCATGGAGTCCAGCGTGATCGACGTGTTGGGCTGCTTGACCTGGATCTTGACGAAGTCCTCCATGGCGCGCGTCAGCGCCGCGGCCTCCTCCTCGGTGATGGCCTGGTCCTTCACCGCCTGGTTGATGATCGTGTAGGGTACCCGGCCGATGGGCACGCCGCGCAGGTCGCGCTCGAACGCCACCGCCTCGAGCACGTAGTAGGTCTTGAGGCGCTCGTACGGCTCGGCGAGGTGGCGGAGGATGCCGATCCCCTCGGGCGAGTCCGAGAGGGTGTCGTCCACCAGGTACATGAGCTTGCCGCGGGGCAGGGCGACGCGCTGGCCCGTCTGCGGGGACTCCTGCACGACGCCCGTGACGACGCCGTTGTCGCTCAGCATCCACTGCTTGATGGTGTGCTGGGGACGCGGCTCGACGTCCGCGAATCCGACGCGGCCGTCCTCGCGGCGCTTGGCGGTCCACTCGTGCAGGCCGAAGCCGTGAAAACGGTACATACCGGCACGGCGCACTACCCTCGACCAGGGGCTCGCCATGTCGTCCAGCACGGTCTCGACGAACTCGGCGAGCTCCTTGGCCTCGTCCCCCCCGTCGTCCGGCGGGCTGACCGTCCACCTGGGACGGGCAACCAGGTTGAGGAAGTGGTGGACGCCGGCGGCGACTATGCTCGTGTTGACGACGATCTCGGTCGACGTGACGTACTTCTGGTCACCCGTCCACTTGCCGGACTTCTCCCGCGCGTAGACGTAGCCCCCGTGGACCGCGGTACCGCTGACGCCCATCTCGGAGAAGGCCCTGATGGGCGGCGGCTTGTCCACCGCCGCGGTACCCAACCTCGAGAGACCACCACCGGCAACCTTGGACATGAAGCTCATGGCTCACTTACCCCTTGCGTAGAAGATTGACGCGGCCAGGAGCATGACCCCAGCCACGATGAACGCCGCCGGCACGTGCACCAGGTGCACGCCGTAGACCAACGAGGCGGACCCCGCAACGCCGAGGACGTCCTCGACCGAGGGCAGGGTCCCGCGCAGTTGCCGTGCAATCTCGACCACCCTGCTCACCGCGCCGCCCTCCTGTCCAGGTAGTCGCGCGCGAGCGCCTTGAGCCTGCTCGCGTCCGAGTGCACCTGCTCCGTGCCCGACAGCGGGTCGACTATGCCCTTGGACTGCGAGGCCTTGATGCCATGGATCTCGATGATGGCCGGGTCCGACCCGCCGTCGGTGTAGAAGTTGAGGACGTCCACCTGGTGCCTCTGCCCCGGGCGACGCACCCGGCCCACCACCTGCCGGTGCACCTTGGGCGACCAGTCGAGCTCCCCGAAGGCGACCGTGCGGCACCGCTCCTGCAGGCCGTCGAGCCCGATGCCGGAGCGCAGTGAGATTATCATCAGGTCCGAACCTCCCAGGCAGAACTTCGTCTTGTTGCGCCGCTTGGCGGCAGAGCTCTCGGACCCCGTGTACATGACGGGGCGCAGGTCGGCGAGCTCCTCGAGCCAGATGTCGTAGACGTCGCGGTGCCACCCGGCGAGCAGGACCGGCTCGCCGGCCTCGACCAGCATGCGCACGTAGGTGCGCGTCGGGCGCGTGAAGCTGTGCGTGGCGTCGTTCAAAGCCAGGACATCCCCAGGGAGTGCACCAGCAGGCGCTTGCCGCTCAGGTGGGCGTTTGCGAAGCCCAGGGGCACCGAGCTGACCAGGAGCAGCTCGGCGACCAGGTCCGACGCGGCGTAGCGCTCGCACTGCCGCAGTATGGCGCGCCGGCGGCCCCCCACCTTCACCTCCACACCCACGTCCTCCACCATGAAGTCTACCCTGTCGCCCGGCGCCAGCTGGACCTCGCGCTCGTACGCCAGGCCCACGCTGACGAGCACCTTCTCGATCTCCCCCTGCAGCTCGGCCTCCGTCGTCACCGGCAGGCGGTGACGCGCCAGCAGCTGGCTGAGGTAGTCGAGCTTCACTGCAGGACGGACGGTAGCTTGAACAGCACCACGACGACGAAGATGACGACGGCGGCACCGCCGATTATCAGGATGGTGGGATTCATTTGCACGACTCCTCGGGCTCTCTGGGTTCTGGGCCGACGCCCCCGGGGCGCCACGCGTCCCAGCGACGCTGGCCGGTGGTGGCCACGCGGACGGTCTCGCGGACGAGCACTTGGATCTTGGCCAGGCGCTGGGAGCGCCCGCCGGGGTGGGACTGCACGAACAGGTCCTCGATCTGGCGGGCCACCTCGAGGGCCTTCTCGTCGAGGCTCCCCTCGCCGAGCGCCACCTGCATGTTGTTCACGAGGCCCTCCAGCTCGCCGATGCGCTGCACGGCGTTGGCGTAGGCCTCCCCGAGCTCCTCAAAGTCAAGTGATCTGGTCATGCCGACTACATACCCCTCACGAGGACGCGTACACCTTGGGACCGAACAGCGCCGGCCGCGTGCCCCCGACGACCCGAGCCGGGAACTTGCCCATGATCAGCGCGTCGCCCAGGTTCGGGGACTTGGCTCCGTCGGGCGCCTTGTCCACGGTCAGCTTCAGCCGCGCGTCCTGCGTCATCACCGCCTGGGACAACTCGCGCATGAGCTTGGCGAGGACCTCCTCGGATATCTCGCTCGAGTCGATGGAGATGAGCTGCTCGGGTGGGTACTCCTCGCCCAGGGTCACGGCGCGCCACGTGCGGTAGAAGAACCTGCCGACGTTCCACCACGCCTGCGCCTTGAAGTTGGCGAAGAAGTCCTTGTTGAGGGGCGACTGCTCGTCCCCGGAGATGACTCGCTTCATCTTGTCGACCACGGCGGCCCCGGCACTCCACGGCACGACGTCCATCCACCGGAACTGCTCGCGCACGGCCTCGTCCTCGTCCGTGGTGAGCCGGTTGAACTCGGACTTGACGTTGGTGCCCAGCCCGATGCAGTCGTACATCAGCTTGATGGGCAGGGTCTCCTTGCACAGGGTGAAGGCACGGCGCGCCGTGGCGCCCGGGTCGCGGTCGCCCCACTCGGACGCGCGCTTGACGACGGAGCCCTTGCCGCGCACCAGCGCGTTCACGTCCACGCCCTCGTCGGCGACGTCCAGCCCACCCCACCATCCGCCCTCGTCGTCGAACCCCAGGGCGTGGTGGGCGTCAACGGACGCCTTGACCCACTCGTACTTGATGATGATTCCCTCGGCCGCGGCCATGTAGTCGCGGTCGAGCTCGCGCGCGGTGACGGCCGGGGTGCCCTGGGCCTGGAAGTAGTCGCGGCGCTCCTCGTACCACTCGCGCGTCTTGCCCGGGTGGTCCGTCCAGTCCATCACGAACACGTTGGCGACGTCGCGCCGCACTGGCTCGCCCGGACGCCACTCCCGGCCGGCGGTGCGCTTGCGGTGGAACACGGTGCCCGGGCCGGACACCGACGAGATGTCTATGCGGCAGCGCGTGTTCTCCGACAGCGACGCCTCGACCTCCTCGGGGTGCTCGAGGTGCGCCGCCTCGTCGACGAAGTAGACTCGCGACCGGCCGCCGCGGCCGATCTCGGACCCAATCTCGCCGTCTATGACCGAGCCGTTGTCGGGGTTGGAGCACGTGTACTGCTTCAGGTGGACGCCCGTCACCAGCTCGGGCATGAGCACGGGCTCGACGGAGCGCAGCAGCATGCGAATCTTCTCGAAGATGGACTTCGGGTTGCCGATGACGTCCACCTGCTCCTTCTTGTTGGAGCCCCAGCCGATGATTGACCCGGCGTGGAAGCGCCACAGCCAGGCCGTGACGTCGATCGCCGTCCACGTGGCGCCCATGTCGCGGGACTTCTCCACGAGACCATTGGCGTTGTTCTCCATGCAGTCGAAGGTGAAGTGCACGAAGTCCTCCTGCCGGCGAAATAGAATCATGGGCATGTAGGGCGACACGCCCGTGCCGACCAGCCGCGGGTCGAAGGTGTTGCACCAGTGGTTGATGAAGGCGACGCACCGCTCGGCGGTGGGCACCGAGTAGTAGGCGACGGCGTTGTCGAGCTCGCGTGGGTCCTCCTTGAACCGCGCGACCATCATCGACCGCCACGCGTGGACCTGCACGTAGTCGGGCGGCCAGTCCCCGCGGTCGTGCGTGCGCGGCGCCGGGATGTCCCGATCCACGTACTTGCCGGCGATCGCCGACTCGACGGTGAACAGCGCCCGGGACACGTCTACCTGGGTCACAGGAAACTCGCCGTTAGGCTGGCGAGCTCGCGCCGCACCGAGCCGTCTGGGAAGACTATGGTGATGGGTATGCCTCGCTCCCTCGCCCGCCTGATGGTCGACCAGGTGCCCGACCTGCGCTCCTCCTCCATCTCGCCCGGGCCGGCGAGCAGGTGGTCGGACTCGTCGACGATGTCCTGGTTCCTGTCGAGGTACGCCCTGAGAGGGCGGTCCTGGTAGTACGGGAGGCAGAACGCACGGTGGACGCTGACGACGGGCGGGTGACGAATGATCCTGACTCCCTGGTCGAGGCAAATGTCGTGGAACTCCGCGTCGCCGCCCACGCAGTCGCCGTGGTGACCGAACTCGGGGGCCAGGCGGGACACCTCGACGGCCGTGGTGCGGAACTGCACGTCGGCCAGCCCGCGGCGCGTCCCCGTGTAGCCCAGGTGAACTACCTGAACCACGCCCACACCCACGATCCGAGGTAGTACAGGGCGCCGAGAGAGATGGCAGCAGAGGCAAGTAGGCCCCCCGCCCTCATGAGGTGCTCCCCCACGGAGAGCTCGTCGTCGTCGTCAAGGTCAACAATATCAATCTCAACCTCACCGACCAGGGTCTCCGTCCAGATCTTGTCGGGGTGGTCCGGGTCGGCCAGCAGATCCCCGAACACGGTCGTGACCGGGCGGGCCACCACGCCCCCCTCCTCGTCCGCCATGACGGCCTCGCGAACCTCTGCGCCGTCCAGGTAGACGCGCACGGTGAGCCCGGACTCGCGGAGGGCCCGGTAGGCCGGGTAGCCGGGGTCGTCCCTGTCGCTGCTGCACCGCACGGGGCTACGCCTTGGGCCGCCCGGGCGGCGGGTCACCCATGAGCGCGGACGTCACGCTCCTGCCGCGCGCCGCGGCGGGCTCGGCGACGGGGGCGAGCATGCGACGGGACTCTGCCTGGGGCCGGGGGAACCAGCTGGAGAGCGTGACCAGGATCACCTTGCCCCCCTCGGTGACCTGCCACTTGCACCACGCGGGGGAGGGCCTGGTCGCGGGCAGCCACGAGAACTCCCCGAGGCTGAACCACACCGAGCTGCCACGCGGCGCGGGCCGACCGGTGAACGGCGCGCCGGGGTCGGCAGACACCTTGACCAGCCCCATCGACTCTCCCTCGCCGACGGCGATGCGGAACCTGCTCTTGGGCGTGGCGCCGATCTGGGCGAGGACCGACTCGGCGAGCGACAGGCTCAGCTTGAGCGGGCCGTCCTTGCGCTTGGAGCAGGTGGCCTTGACGCCGGTGCCGACGCCCGGCTTGGTGGGTGGCATGATCTCTCTGAACGACATGGGTCGGTTCCCCTCTCTCTAGGTGTCCATCATCTGCACCAGCTCGGCGCGGGCGCGAGACACCCGGCTCTTGACCGTGCCGACGTTGACGCCGAGCACGACGGCCGCCTCTCCGTAGGTGCACCCCAGCGCCGCGACCACGACCAGGGCCCCCCGGGGGGAGGGGGACAGGCGAACCATCCGGGCGCGCGCGTCGAGCAGGTCGCAGTGGTCTAGCTGGGCCGCGGGGGTGGCGAGCCTCGAGGCGTGCACGTCGTCGACGTCCTCGACCTCGCGGGCGCGTCTCCGGTGCGTCGTGTAGTTCGCGTTGCGCATGATGGTGAAGAGCCACGCCCTGAGGTTGGTGCCCACCTCGAACTGGTGCGCGTTGGTCAGCGCCCGCACCACCGTCTCCTGCACCAGGTCCCCCGCGGCGTCCTCGCTCCGAGTGATGGACATCGCGTACCGCCTCAGGCTGGGCAGGTGGTCGAGGAGCTCGTCGTGCTTGTAGGTCAACTGGGGTCCCCCGGAAACAGGTGAGGAGCGCGAACAACACCCTGGGCTGGGGGGCTGGTTGGGGCCGCCCGCGCTCCTCGACGTCGCCCGTGGCAAGTGTCGGGCGACGCTGGGTAATACATACCGCGGCCCGCTCTAGTTCAACCTGCGTCCGTAGGCGTCGCCGTCGCCGGTGCGCGGCACGAGGCCCTCCAGCTGCGACAGGTCGCCGGCCCCGCCCTGGTCGATCATCTGCAGCACGGAGCGCAGGGCCTCGAGTCGGTCGAGCGGCAGCTCGGCGATCTTGTCCATGCTGAGCTCGAGCACCACTGGACGGCTCTTGTCGCCGGTGATCTGCAGCGGCATCACCTTCCCCAACAGGGTCACGAAGGTCCTGGGCTCCTCGAGCGCGATTCGCTTCAGGTAGCCGACCAGCCCCTCCGTCCCGCTGCCGTCGTTGCCCACCTCCACCGCCGCCATCAGGATGGCGTCCTTCAGGATGCGGGTGCTCTGGTTGGCGACGCCCTTCTTCCTGCCGCCCCACTTCGGGTGCCCGGGGTAGAA